TCTATCTAAATTTTACGTAGGTATAGGTAAAGATGAAAAGATTTTATTAGAAGCAGCAAAAGAATATGGATTAAATGCTAAAGCAGATATGTGGAGACTACCACCAATGTTTGTTGGTCAATATGCTGAACGTGATGCAGAAGCAACTTTAAAATTATGGCAAAGATTAAAAATAGAACTCTACAATCAAGAGTTAATGGACATATTTAATTTAGAAACAAGATTATTTCCTTGTCTTGTTGATATGAGATTTAAGGGAGTAAGAGTTGATTTAGAAAAAGCACAAAATATTAAACAAAATTTAATTAAAAGGGAAGAAAAAATTATACAAAATATTAAAAAAATGACTGGTGTTGACGTAGAAATTATGGCAGCCAGAAGTATAGCAAAAGCTTTTGATAAATTAAAACTTCCATACGATAGAACAGAAAAAAGTAAAGAACCAAGTTTTACAAAAAACTTTTTACAAAACCACCCACATGAATTAGCAAGATCAATTGCTGAAGCAAGAGAACTTAACAAAGCACACACAACATTTATAGATTCAATTACAAAACATGAACACAATGGAAGAATACATGCAGATATAAATCAAATTAGATCAGATCAAGGTGGTACAGTTACAGGTAGATTTTCTATGAGTAATCCAAACTTGCAACAAATACCTGCAAGACATCCTGAACTTGGTCCCATGATAAGATCTATATTTATTCCAGAAGAAAAACACGTTTGGGGTTCATTTGACTACTCACAACAAGAACCAAGAATTTTAGTGCATTACGCAAAATTGCAAAATTTGGATGGAGTTGATGAAATTGTAGACGCATACAACGCCGGAGACGCTGATTTCCACCAGGTCGTGGCCGACATGGCAGGCATAAAAAGAAAGCAAGCCAAGACGATTAATTTAGGTCTTATGTATGGAATGGGTAAAAATAAATTGATGGCTGAACTAGGTTTGATGAAAGATTCTGCAGAAAAATTGATAAGACAATATCATACCAAAGCTCCGTTTGTAAAAAAACTAATGGACAATGTATCTCGTAAAGCAAACGACTATGGTAAGATTAGAACTTTGTTGGGAAGAGCATGTCATTTTGATTTATGGCAGCCAGTACAATTTGGTGTGTTCAAACCATTACCCTTAGAGATGGCAAGAAAAGAATATGATGAGCCATTAAAAAGAGCATTTACTTACAAAGCATTAAACAAATTAATACAAGGAGTCTGACAAAAAAGCAGAAGAAATAATACAGATTATGGAAGCTGCTGTTGAATTAAAAGTCCCTAACAAGGTTGACTATGAGAAGGGAGAAAACTGGGGTGAAATTAAATAATGGCATACTTAAATGCAAACATACCGGCGACGTACGCACAGATAAGGAGAGAGTATCTATATGACCTTAAGAAACATCATGGAGAAGTTGAAGACTGTATTATCTTTGGTTTATCGAGTCTTGGTGGGCGTGCTATCCTTTTT